TGTTCGCTGTATGGGTCAATGATGATGCTGCCTGAACGCATCTCATCTAGTATGTCGTAATCACTAAGCAGGGTCATGGTCTGTAGCGTCCATCATGGCTATCTCTTCACGTTGGTTACGCTCTTGTTCCTGCACGATACGGTCTAGGCACTCCCAATAACCAACACCATCAACACGGTTATCACGTGATGGCCTGAAGCTCTCACGGCTAATCTTCAGGCAGATGAGCATCAGTGCCACATCGTTTGGTGTGATCGTTTCTCCTGGCTTCAGTTTCTCCAGTATCGTGCCTGTCCACATGTGGGCAAGCTTGTTGAAGTTGCGGTTAGGTGAATCGTAAGCCTTCTCACGGTCACCGTACACGATGCGTACAGCTTCCTCAGAGATGCGCTCATACTGTGTAGGTGTGGTGTGTATTGAGTCGTCCACTGAGTGCCCACACCTACAATATGTAACGCCATTCGCACCGTTAGCCGCTGGCATGGCTATGTGCTCAGCTATGAGTGCTGGTACGTCAGTCATGACACCCTCAAGTCTGTGATGAAGCCTTCACGGTAGAGATGTCTGATGATGTGTGAGAGTGCGTCTATCTGGTGTCTCTGGTCGTGTCGTGTCATCCCTTCCTCTGATGGTACTTGGGCAGCAGCGTACTCTAGATAAGGCTTACGCTGCGTAGGTGTCTGCTCTATGCATGGTATGTTGTGATGCCAAGCCATAGCCTTCACACCCCCAACAAGGTCAACGGTGTGCAGACCATACTTATCAATGAGTGCTGCGCTGAAACGCTCAATCAGCACAAGCTCTACAGGGCTGTCTACAAGCTCTAGCACCGTGTGTACGTCTGTATGCGTACTGGTGATGTAGTTGTAGCGGTCTGCTGCCCAATGAGCCACAGCTACACCCGTGGACAGGCCAGGGTCCAATCCTAAGATTGTAGGGTGATGCCTTTGAGTATCTTTCTCACCACCTTCCTGTGTTCGTTCTGTTCCAGTTGCCATGCGTCCTGACATTCCTTGCACTGCACGTTCGGTGTCTGTTGCCATTATGCTGCTCTCAGTGCTTCTAGGTCTTTGACCTTCTGTGCATGGCCCCACGACGCACCTAGATACTGCTCTGTTGGGATGCATGGGAAGTCAGGGTCAATATCCGGGAATGGTGGGGATTCCATGACGCTTTTTATCAGCTTCATGGCTTCATAACGGTGTGCCTTCTTGATTTCAAACACGATGGCATCGTGTACGTCAAACAGGATGTGACAGTCTAGAGCCTTCAATGGCTCATGTAGGTTGATGACTGCTTGTAGCGTCACGTCACCAGCCGTTGACTGAATAGGGAAGTTGACAGCTTGCTTCAGCACACGAGGGTTAGGCTGCAACATGACAAAGCGTCGTTTACGGCCAGTAAGTGATGAGATTTCACCCGTACGCATCAAGGTACGTAGGGTGTCGTTGTACCACTTACTGTATCTGTCGTTGTTGCGGAAAAAGTCATTGATGTACTGCTGTGCTTCACTCACGGTGATTTCAGCAGTCTTGCTGAGGGTGTAGGCTTCCATACCGTAGAAGATGCCAAACGTGATTATCTTGGCTATTCGGCGCATCTCTTCACGGTAATCATTGTCAGCCATCATACGCTCACGTGACTTACCCATCACGTTGACGGCTGTCTCTAGGTGGTAGTCTTTCTGTAAGGCTTCCCACATAACAGGGTCACGCGAGTAACCATAAGCGGTGTAAATTTCTGCTCTGGAATAGTCAGCATATGCGATCTCGTATGAGTCATCGGTTGGGATGATAGCTTGACGTAGTCTTCCGTACTTGTTGGCTTGGTTGCTTGGGCGCGGAATAGTCTGCACGGCAGGGTTACCGTATGAGCGTCTACCTGTGCCAGTACCGTGCAGATTGATGTCAGGGTGTATCCTGCCATGATTTACCCCATACCTCTTGATGTGCTTGACCCAACCATCAACGTAGATACCGTAGTTGTGTTGTAGGTGCCTGAAGTCAATCAGTGCGTCAGCAAACGGGTGCTGACCCTGCAAGGCTTCTAGGTGCTCTTTGTTGGTAGAGGGTTGCCCCTCACAGCGTCCACACGTGTCAGGTAGGGCCAGTATGCCATACAGCATCTTGCCAACCTGCTGCCATGAATTCAGGTTGATGGTGTTGTCTGGCCAACCGTTGTCATGCGCTAGCTCTTGTATACGGTCTAACTCCTGGTCACGTTCGTCACCCCACTGCTGTTCTAGCTCGCTGAGTAGGTTGGCGTCAACACGTGCACCACGTGCCTTCACTTCCTTGAAGACGTTGACAGCAGGTATCAGCAACCGCTCATACATCTGGCGGGTGCCTTCAGCCTCTTGCCACTCGCGTAGCTTGCCACGTGCCATACGGGCTGTGTAGGCTGCATCGTGTGCGTTGTACCTCAGTAGCTCTTCAAGGCTGGTGGTTCTCTTCTCTTCATAGAAGCCTGCTGCCTCGAATTCGCGTGCCAATGGTTTCAGTGAGTGGTACCCTGGTCGTTCATCACATGAATACGACATCAACAGGGTATCTTCAACTACTGGTAACCATACCCCATACTCTTTGTAAATAAGGGCTGTGTCAAACTGACTGTAGTGTGGTGTCCACTGCACACCTTCAGGCCAATCAACACCCTGGAAGTATTCAGCTATGGCTACCCACGTGTTCTGGCCATCACTGACAGCCATACAGACTATCTTGTCTCTGGCCACGTCCATCACGTCTACCATTAGTGCACCTGTTTCAATGTCAATGCTGACAGGGCCATCTTTAGGTAGCGCGTTGAGTGCTGCCTGTACTTCTTCACGTGATTGCAGCACCCTGTAGTTTACATGACTCTTGTCACGCGGCCACTTCAGTATCTCTGGTATCTTGCGCAAGTCACGCACGATATCATAGGCAGCGTTGCTCACCTTATCGGTTTGAGTGTTGCTGGTGGTGCTACCATCGTGGAACAGTGCAGCAGGTTGTATGGTTGGCATCACCCAACACTCATACTGTGGTGACCATAGCACTGCACCACGTGCCTGCATCACACTCTTGTGTGTCCAGTAGTGGCAAGGCTCTGCACCCAACAGGATAATCAGACGTGGTTTGACTAGTTTGATTTCATGGTGTAGACGTGCAAAACATGGGTCAAGGTCTTTGGCTTTGATTTTGCCTTGAATGTGTGTGCATGCCATGTTGGTGACATACATGTTGTCACGAGGAAAACCGATAGCGCGCGTCAGATCGTTGAACAGCTTACCCGTTGGTCCCACCAATGGCCTGCCATGTTTCATCTCATCCTTTCCTGGTGCAACACCAATGACCATCACACCATGATGAGGGTTTCCCATACCCTGTATGCCACCATCGTGACACTTAGGGCCAATGACAAAGTCATCAAGCACAGGCAACAGGTCAGGTACGGCAGCAGGCGCACTAGCTACGCTCACGGTCATAATCCCACAACCTCACGACGTGGTAGCGCGGCAGACGGTGTATGACGCAGTCATCAGGACATTGTAGCACAGTGCTGTTGAACCAACCAGCACAATGCTTGTCTAACGAGTAGAACATGACGATAGGGCCAACCTTCAGCCTGACGAATTCTGGCCCTATCTCAATCTTCATGCTAGGTTCGCTTTCCACCGTGACGGTAGGGTCTGGTGACGTTGTACTCATGTTTGGTTTGCATGATGTGGTTGGCGTCCACACCGTAGTATGCCAGGGTGTGCAGTATCCTGATGACACAGTCCATTAGCTCGATAGGAACACCTTCAGGCTTCTGGTTGCCATACTTGTCAACCTCGAAGCGTACGGCACCCTCAGCATGCCCATCGCGCCACTCTTCTAGTGCCTCTGATAGCTCAGAGTGCATCAGAGCTATCAAGCCATCTAGCTGTAGTGGCTTGTCATTCCAGCCTTTATCGCTGGCCCACTGATTGATTGTGGTGGCCCAATCAGTCAGGGTGTAGGTTTCGTAGGCTGCTAGCCGTGCGTCAGGCTCTAGCTCTGCGCTTGGTGTTGGCTCTGGCGCCACCTGTGGCTGTGGTGGTGCCTCTGGACACCACGACAATGAACCTTCACCACGCAGTGAGCCGTGGTAGTAGCGTAGGGTTGCCTTACACTCTACACACTCAGCGAACACCCCTGGTGCTACAGGTTCGGTTTCGTCCACGTTGCGCATCACGTGCCCACGCTCGGTGGCCCTGGTGATGGCTTGTACCTTCTCACGCTCTTCAGTCATACTGTACCTGTTCCCATGCACACGTTGCACTCGGTGTCACACATAGGGTTGGGGCAATCTTGGCCCCAACCATCGCTGACTACTGGCTTGTAGATACGGTGCACACACTGACCCTGTGTTTCATCTGTGCCTGTTGACATTAGGCAGTTGTAGCACGTGGTTATCCCACACGTCTTGCATGGGAAACCAACCGCTGTCTTACACCAGGAACACAGTGGTACTGACACGACTAGACCAGTAGGCTTAGGTTGTGGTCTAGGCTTATCCTTTGAGTATGGTGGCATGGGTTATCGTGCCATTGCCATGTCTGCTAACATACGGTCAGTCAGTAAGCCACGTGCACGCAAGTCATCAATGATTAGCTGACGTGCGTATCCAGAAGCAGACATGTCTAACTTCTTGGCCAGTGCTGTTGCTGCATCAAACACAGGTTCCTCTAGGTTGACCTGTATGTCTTTGTCACGCTTCAGTGCCAT